TCGCCCAGCGAGCGCGCTCCAGCAGGAATGCGTGCTCGCTGGCGGTGATGACGTGGCCGTAATGCCAGACCCGGAACACGCCATCGGCCAGTGCGGGATCGACGTGCCCCTCGCTGCGCACGCCGGCAATTGTGGCCACCCAGCGACCGGCGTCGTCCTGCTCGATCGACGCTGCCACCCAGGGACCGCCGCGCACCATACGTAGCTTGAACAGCCCGGGCTCCGGTTGGTCCACCCGCCGCGACGCCTGTCGCCGATCGTGCGCCATCAGAGCGCGAGCCCCCGCCATGCCGCGATCGCAATCGCGCCGATCACCACGCCGACCAAGAGCTGAAGGAGAGTGCTCAGAATGCGAGTGCCCGTGCTGGCGCGAGGCGCCCCGATGTAGCGAATTTGACGCATCAGTTATCATCCATGGCTTGATAAGCCGACGATAGAGCACCTATAAAACCCTGCGCAAGTGGAAACTTAAAAACCTCGAAGGTTGGTGGCGAGTGGCGCAGAACAGCAAGCGAGATGAGGCGGTGACGCCATCGAAACCGAAAAACGTCGGCGGCCGGCCGAAGCGTGCGCGCGCTGACGCGGGGCTGGCTGTGGCCATTGAGGCTGCCGGCGGCATCGGAATCCTGGCTGCCATCGTCGGCGTCACCACTGGCGCGGTGTCGGTCTGGAAGCGCGTGCCAGCCAAATCGGTGGCGAAAATCAGCGACCGGCTCAACATCCCGAGACACACGTTGCGACCGGATCTCTACCCGGAATCCGGCGACTCGATAGGCTGAACCCTGGCGGCAGTGTGCCGTCGCATCAGGAGAAACCAAGCCATGGCCAAGCGACTGGATCACAACGAGACGGGCGGACTGTCGCCCGATGCGTTCCTCGACCACTACCGCCGCATCCGGCAGGCCCGCACGCCCATGGAATCGGCGGTCGGCGTCTACCGCAAAGCGCTCCAGCGGGCCAAGGATGCCGGCGTGGATACCATGGCGCTGGCCCTGATGGAGAAGCTGTCGAAGGTGGGGGAGGAACAGGCGCAGCTGCACATGCGCAACCTGTTCCGGTATGCCGGCTACACCGGCGTCGACTTCGGCCAGAGGCAACCGGATCTGTTCGGCGATGCCGACCAGGCGCCGACCGAGGAAGCCGTGACGCTGTTCAGCGAGCATCTGGCAGAGGAGCACGGCTACAAGGCGGGACGTGCCCGCGACCGGGCTGACACGAACCCGCACGAGCCTGCCAGCGCGGCGCACGCTGCCTGGGCGCGTGGATGGCATCGCGGCCAGGGCGAGGAGGTCTTGACCACATTCGGCCGCAAGGATGCGCCGCGTACCTCCACGCGTCGGGCCCGGAACCCGGCGGCTGAGACGCGTGATGCAGCAGAGGACGCGAGCGCGGCGCAGGGTGCCAGCACGGTGACGACGGAAGACGCAGCAGAGGCGGATCTGGACACCAGCAACGATGTGCCGATGGGCACGCGCCGCGGACGCGGCCGGCCCGCCAAGCCGCTGACGGCGAAGCAGCGCAAGGCGGCAGCGAAAGCTGCGGATGACCTGACCGGCGCGCCGGCAGCGTTCTGATGGCGGGTCAGGGGGGCATTCTGGCTCTCGACCTGTCACTGTCGACGGGCTGGGCCTATGGCGGGGTGCGCGCCAATGCCCCCTGGATTGGTCGGTGGTTCCTGAACGGCGGGATCCGCGACATGGGCGAGACGTGGGTGGACCTGCAGAACCGGCTGGAGGATCTCATCACGCTGCAGAAGCCGTCGCTGATCGTGTACGCGCTGCCCTACGCCAAGGTGCAGACCACCGCCAGGCTAGGCCTTGGCCTGGCGGCGCACGCGGAGTCGTCGGGCTGGCGCATGGACGTGCAGGTGCGCGAGATCCCGGAAGGCACCGCGCGCAAGCATGTCCTGGGGCGCGGCGGCTTTGCGGAGCGCGACGAACACAAGCGCATCATCAAGGGGTCGGCCCGTCGCAACGCCAAGGCTGCCAGCATGCTGTGGTGCGAGGGTAAGGGCTGGGCGGTGCGGGATGACAACGAAGCGGACGCGTGCGTGATATGGGAGTTCTCCCGGCGGTTCGTCCTGAGCCGCCAGCAATGGAGCCAGCTGGTGTGAGCGGCGAGGACGCCAGACGAAGCCTGTCAGGACCGGTCGCCATCAACATGCGCGGCCAGGTGCTGGAGCACTGGACCGTGCTGCGGCAGTCGTGGTCGCGGCGGTCGCGCGCGCACTGGATCTGCCGCTGCACGTGCGGCGCCGAGCAGACGATCGGCGGCACGGAGCTGCGATCGATGGACCGTCGCGGGCCGGTGCCGTGTAAGGCTTGCGGTCATGGCAGCGCGCAAAGCGGCGAGGCGGCGGCGTGAGCGGCTCCGACACCGTGGTGCCATTCCCTGGCCCCTGCCAGCGCCAAGCCGCGCAGGACCGTCTGGTGGCGGCGCGGGAAGCGCACCTGGCAGCATTCGAGGCGTGGCTGCGCGAGGGGGCGCTGGCGCGTGACGACGCCGACCTCGAGGCTGAGGTGTTCGCTGCGACGGCTCGCCAGCTGGTGCTGCGCCACACGCGCGGTGGCTAAAAAACCCATGGCATAGACCCGCCGGCGCGGTCTAAGGTCCCGCGCTTCCAGCGGGAGGGTGTTGTGGCCGATAACGTAGTGCTGCTGCGACCGAAAGAGCGGCAGATCCTGGATCCCTACGCCGATCTGCAGCGTCGGCGCACCGACATGATCAATGCCTGGACTGCGTGGCTGGCGACGCAGCCGCATGCGGCTGATGTGCTGCAGGAGATCGACGGCACCACGGGTGCCATGCGGTCCCTGGCAGACCTGATCGCGCTGCAAAGCGGACGACGCACATGAGCGCGTCGCGCGGCGCCCCTCCGGGCAATCCGCTGATGGGGCTGTCGCAGCGCCTGCCGCCGACCAACCTGCAGGCAGAGCAAGCGCTGCTCGGCGCGATCATGGCCAACAACAAAGCATACCACGCGGTGGCGGACTTCCTGCGCGCGGAACACTTCGCTGATCAGGTCCACGCCACGCTCTACCGCAGCCTGGCCGACAAGATCAGCGGCGGCGGCGTGGGCGATGCGGTCTGGCTGGCCGGCCGGTATGCCAACTCTCCGGTGCTGGAGGATGTGGGCGGGACTGCATACATTGCACAGCTGCTCTCGTGCATGGTCGGCATCATCAACGCTGCGGAGTACGCGCGGGCGATCGCCGATGCGTGGTCGCGGCGCGAATTGATCTCTGTCGGAGAGGATCTGGTCAACCAGGCTTTCGACGGGTCGTTCGATGTGCCGGCGATCGTGGACGACGCGATCAAGGGGATCGAGGCGTCCACCGTCAGCAGCACCACGCGCCAGCCGATGGTCTCGATGAACGACGCCATGGACGAGGCAATAGCCCGGGCAGAGCGCGCGGCCCTTGGCCAGGGCCGCGGCGGCACGCTCACCGGCTTCCCGTCGCTGGACCGGGTCTACAACGGGATGCTGCCGGGCACGCTGCACATCCTGGCGGCGCGGCCCGGCATGGGGAAGTCGGCCCTGGGGTGGCAGATCGCCATCAACGTGGGACTGGCGTGCCGCGATGGGGCCAGCCCGGGCGGCGTGTTCGTCCAGAGCCTGGAAATGGGCGCGGGGGAATTGGGAGAGCGTGCGCTGTCAGCCTTCAGCGCCATCCCAGGCGACGTGCTCCAACGCGGCGAGCACCAGTTCCACCGATCGTCGCTGGCCATGGCGCGCGAGGAATTGGCAGACCTGCCGCTGCTGATCGACGAGACAGCGGCTCTGAACATGCAGCAGATCGCCATGCGCGCGCGGGAGGCGCACCGGAAATTTGGCGGGCTCTCGCTGGTCCTGGTCGACCATCTGCACATCATCGCCCACGACGTCGACGGGGCGCGCCGCGGCGACGGGGCGACGCAGGCGATCGGGGTGATCAGCCGCGGGCTGAAGAAGCTCTCGAAGGATTTGCGGTGTCCCGTGCTGGCGCTGGCGCAGCTGAGTCGGGCGGTCGAGAACCGCGAGGACAAGAGGCCCACCCTGCCAGACCTTCGGCAGTCGGGCGATATCGAGCAGGATGCCGACAGCGTCGTCTTCCTCTACCGCCCGGAATACTACCTGCCGAAGGACGCGCCAGAGCAGAAGGCCGGCGAGACGCTCGCCACCTGGCAAGCGCGCGTGCGCGACTACGACGAGCAGAAGTCGCGGCTGTACGGCAAGGCCGAGGCGATCTTCGACAAGGTTCGCGGAGGGCGGCCGCAGCTGGTGCGGCTGAAATGGCAGGCTGAGACAACGCACTTCGTCGATCCGGCTGGTGGGTAGCCGGCGGGGTGCGCGTGGGGCATAAAAGGGGCGGGCCGGGGAGCGCACCACACGCTCGACCCGGCCCATAGCAGCGAGAGGGATCGCCACATGACGTCCGATATACTGAAAAACCGTCGCGGTTTCAATGGCGCGGCGGTGACATCGTGAGCAGCGCAGACGGAGCGTCGCGGCGCGCACCGAAGTCGGTGTCTCACTACGACCGCACAAAGCAGTTCGGCAGGTCGATGCCGAAGGCACTGTCTCCCCCCGCGAAGCTGACGGCAATATTCCTATTCACACACGCACTCGACGACGGCACCGGTATCTACTGCACCGTCGAGACGCTGATGGAAATGACCGGGCTTTCTCGCAGCGCGCAGTTCCGTGCGATCAAGGAGATGATCGACGCGGCATACCTGGTGGACGACGGGTGGAAGCTCTACCGCAACGGCGCGAAGGTACGTCGGCGTCGACTGGACCTGGATCTTATGGCCCGCGATCGGGCGGCAGAGGATGCCATCCACAGTCCCACCCATGGGACTGTGCAGAGTCCCACCCATGGGACTGTGGATGCGGCGGCACAGTCCCATCTGCGGGACACCCAGAGTCCCACCCATGGGACTGGCACAGTCCCACCCATGGGACTCAAACCTTCCCTAGAACCTCCCCATAAACCAGCCCGTAGCGCGTGCGCGCGTGTGCGAGAGGGCAGCGACCAGGGCGATGACTGCGCGGGAGCCTTCGACGCGGTGTTCGGCATTCAGCCGGCGGTCTCGCCGGCGCCAGCACCGCAGCCGGTGCGCGACACCCCGCAGCAGCCCCCCCCGCCGGGCTGGAAGGTGCCGTACAACCCGACGCCTCGGCACATCAACTATCCCCCCATCCCCCCCGAGCCTGCCGGCGATCCGCTGCGCTGGATGCCGCGGCTATCCGACCCTGAGCATCGATGGTCGGTGCTGGCGCCGGGGGAGGAAATTGATCCGCGCTCGATGACGGGCGCTCGGCGGCAGGCCAGGGGTGCGTGGATCCTGCGCGACTTGGCAGAGCGCGTGGCCGACGTTCTCGGCTGGACCGCGGATCCCCGGCGATACATCGACTGGCGCCCTCTGTGCGCGTGGCTGGACGATGGGATTGATCCTCTCGAAGTGATACTCCCGACTATCCGGCGCGTGGTAGAGCGGAGGGGCAACCTCGAGATCTCGACGCTGGCATACTTCGACCGTGCGGTGCGCGAGGCCGCTGCCGCCGGCCGCAGGAGGAGGGCAGGATGACCGACGACGAGAAAGCCCGCGGCGTCGCAGTCGAGTGGGAGCCGGGCCAGGGGCCGCCCGGCTGGCTGGCGATGGTGCTCGTGTTCTTCGTGGCGGCGCTGTGTGGCATCGCGGTCTGGTGCTGGCGAGTGGTGGCGGGGTGAGCGCATCTCCGACAGTGCCAGCGACCGTCTGGTGGGAAGCCATGGACGCATTCGTCGCACGCCGGCGTGGCTGGCGCTGGCAGGTGGTGTGCATCTCCCCTACGGATGGCGTCGAGCGGGAGTGCGCATTCGGCGCCAGGTGCTGGCGTCGGCGCACAGCCGAACGCGTGGCGGTCGGCATGAACAAGGTGATGATGGACGCGCTCTGGCGCGCGGGCGCGCACCCATACCAGGCCGGCGCGGTGCCTGTGGCGGCCGTGGGCGGCTTGGAGAGTGAGGCCTGGGCATTCCCCCCGGCGGCAGGCTAGAGCCAGCCAGGCGGCGCCCTGGCACGCCCCTGGCGGCGACTTCGTGGCGCTGCTACAGTGCGCGGGCTTACGGGGCTAGCAGCCACAGGGCGAGCCATGAGCACATGGCGAAGGCGTCTGCTACACGCCAACGGGCGGTCCTAGACTGTCCCGCTGCTGTCCTGCCGCCGCGCACGCGACAAAAAAGGTCTCAGGGAGCGGCAGCCCGGAGCGGGTGGAAACCCCGCATCTCTGCCAGATCTCGGCTCCAGCCGACCACCTCCGTGCGCCAAAGCTCCGACATGTCCGCAATCGCCAGGTGTCGCGCCAGCCGGCTGCCGCCGAGCCTGGCGTGCTCCAGCCGGCGCCAGCCGGTGATCAGCAGCCGCAGCGTCGCCAGATCTGGCTGGCTATCGGCCTGCGGCACCTGGCGCCCGCGGTTTCGGCGGGTCGTAGAGGATCCCGACCGAGCCGTCCTCGTTCACATACTCGATGATGAACGGCTGGCCGCCGCACCACACGCGGTCTCCGACGTCGGGACGCCAAGCGTCGAGCTCGGCGCGGGACATGGTATGGTCCCTCGCCCACAAGCCGCGTTGTCCCGAGGCGCGACCAGTGCGGCTCACGTCTGCCGCCGCTGCTCGCGCTCTTCATGCATCGCATCCGCGACCGCCAGCAGGTTCGGATGCACCTCGTCGCGCCGCTTGGTGCGCTCCTCCGTCGACACGGTCGACGCCGCATGGCGGTGGCTGGAGCGGATGGTCCAGTCCAGCTTGCCTGCCCGACCACCCTCGATTGGAGCGTCGGGCAGGCCGGCTTCCACCAGCATGCGCGCCAGCGACGCTGTGGTACCGGCCTCGTACGCGCCGCAGCGCACCCGATAGGAGTCGCCGGTGCCGAACGTGACGTCGAACCGATATGCCTTCACCCCTAAAACTCCCCGGCTGCCTCGATGATGTCGTCGGCCTCAAGCTGAGCGCCGATCTGCGTGGCGAAGGACTTCCGGTCCAGGTATTGCCGCCCGCCCGCGGGATCGCGCCACTGCCAGCCCCGTACCTCGAGCAGCCAGCGCGCATCCCTGCCGCGGGCGCCGTTGCTGGTCACTGTGGCCATGACGTGGTGGCCGTTCAGCAGCGTCAGCCGCTCCGGGTGTGCGTGCCAGCGCAGGCTGGTGGCCGTCATGGCGCGGCGCTTTTCCTTGCCGCGCCAGCGCCCATGCGGGCAATTGGTGGTGGTGCTCATGCCGGATCCTCTGGCAGCAAAGCCGCCTTGCGCAACTCGTTGGTGATCGTGAGCATGGCCTCGTCCTGCTGCTCGATTGGGTCGCCTTCGTCGGACCAACTCTCCACCACCGCATCCTTCACCTCGCAGAGCGCGCGCAGCTGCAGCCGCAGCGTGGGCCAGGTCTGGCCGGGCAGGTCCAGCGGCAGGAAGTCGGCCATCTCGTCGCGCGGATGGCCGTAGGGCTCGCCCTCGATCGGGGCGTACGGCGTGATGCAGCCGCCGGTGGCCGGGCAGACCAGCGTGTACGCGCAGACGCTGCCGCCTTCGTACACGTAGCGGTCGATCGACCGGACCTCCCATATGGAGCCAGCCGGCGTGACGCGCACGCGGCCAGTGTGATCGTCGTCGGTCTCGTCGCGCGTGGACGCAAACAGGTCACCGATGTTGTACTTTGCGAAATGCGTGGGCGCGCTCGGGTCTTCCGTGCTCATGGTGTTCCTCCAGTGTTGGTGGTCGTGCTGCCTGCATCCAGCGCAGGCTCGGCTGCTGCAATTGCAGCGCGGATGGTGGCCAACCGCTCGCCGATGCCCTCCTGCAGTTCATCGCATTCGAAGCCGCACATGAAAGACTCGGCCTGCTTCAGCGCTTCCAGCAGCGCTGGCGCGGCCGCGGCGCAGCGAGCGTCGTCGGGGTTGGCGCCAAGCTGCACGCGCAGCACGCCGACGCCGGCGGCGTCGCGGATCCACCGGCGGCCGTCGTGGTGCCAGGGGCCTGGGGTGATCGCCACGGCTCAGCCCCCCTGCAGCACGCGGGCATGCAGATCGGCCGCCTCGCGCGCGCTGTAGCCGCCGTCTCGGTAGCCGCGCGCGTCGAAGAACCGCATCTGCGGCAGGCCGGCGGCGACAAGGTGGTTGTTGACCGCCTCCCACCAGAGCAGGAAGGCTTCAGCGGCTGCGTTGCTCATGATCAGTACGCCTTGTCGATGTAGAGAAGGGGGTTGCGCCAAAGCGCATCGGTCTCGGCGTCCAGCTTCTTGACCGCGGCGTCATAGTCGGGCTGCGAGATGGTGCCGGCCATCAGGCGGCGGTCGAGGGCATCCATCGCGAGCTCGGCGCGGCGCTCGATCTGGGCGGGCGTGAGGGGGTAGGTCATGGGGGCTTCCCGTGCTTGCCTCGGCACAATCGCCGCGGCCAGGGAACAATGGTCGATCTGCGCGATGCAGTCGAGTGGTTTTTAAGTTTTGCGGCTCTGTTTGTAATCGAGAACGCGCTGCCGCGTGATGGCGGCTTGGCGTACCTGATGCACCCAGGCATCCACGAGGAAATGGTCGACGGCGCCGTCGCGGTCGAACGCCGAGAAAGCGCGGCGATCGGCCGGGTCGATGCCGTGCTGGCGCGCCAGCGCCTCGCGTTCGCGGCGGATGGCGCGAAGGCGGCTGGCGCGGCCCTTGGATCCGTTGATGCCCATGATCAACCACCCAGGAACGGCAGCTCGTCGCCGGCCATGATGGCGTCGCGCTGCGTGCGGCCGGAAAGAGCGATGCGCGCGCCGTTGCCCAGGTTGAAGCCGCCCGCCGCCCAGGTCATCCTGTGCTCGTCGGTCAGCCCCGGCATCGCTGCGATGATCTGCTGGCCCACCCGCTGCGCGGCGCGCAGCACCCCGGGCTTGCTCTTGCGCGGGGTGTAGCCGACCAGGAGGCGCCGGCCGTCGGGCGTGGTCAGGACCACCTCGTAGCGGGTGGGCGCGTGCTGCAGCCGGTCGAGCTCGGCGATCTGCTGCTCGGTCAGGTGGCGGGGGGAAGCGTAATACGCCATGCTCAGCCCCTCCCGGCGGTCAGCACCGCCGCGGTCAGCTGGTTGAACGTGCAGCCGGTGGCGCGGAGGATCTGCTGCTCAACCTCGAAGCACGCGGTGGAATTGGCGGCCAGAGCGCCGCGGCCGCCGGGGCAGCGCAGCAGCCGGCGACGCTCGGCCTCCAGGGCAACCAAACGGCAGAAGGCGGGGTGCTCAGTGATCTTGGCCATGTGGCCCTCCATCTGTGCGTCGGCACATTCGCCGTCCGCAGCAGCACTATGCTCAGTCGTGCGGATGAAGTCGACGGGTTTTTAAGGCGGCGCGTCGGTTTCCTCGGGAGACACGTCGCGGTCGAAGTACACAATATCGACCTGCACGATGAATGCCGGCAGAACCAGAAGCGCGCAGCACGAGATGCAATGTCGGCTGAAGGCACAGCCCTCCTGGTCAAATTCGGCATACACGCCCAAGCTGTCTGCTTGCAGGGTCACCTCGTGCGGAAATCCGCAAGCAGGACAGGAAAATTCGAACGACCGCGGCACGAGGTGTCTGACTGCGATAGCTTTCATTTGATGCATTCCTCTGGCGAAGCCGCATCGTCGGCCCACGCTCGCACATCGACGGGCGTGATGCCGGGCACGTCCTGCAGCAGCACCAGCAGCTGTAGAAGGGCGACCACTGCGCCTGGGATATCCTGCGTGCCGGCCGCCCAGCGCTGCACCGTGCGCATTTTGGCCGTGTCGCCCAGCGCCACCAGGAGGTCGGAGAACGACGCCACCGACATGTCGAGCAGCGCCAGAGCGTCGCGGAATTCCTCCGCGGTCATGCGGCCATCATCTGTGGGCATGGTGCGCACTCCCTGCACGCATCACCGCGGCAGCCAGCGCCGCGTGCCCCTCGACGCCGTCGCGGTCTGCCTCGGCCTCGAGGATCGGCAGGCCGGATGGCGTGCGCGGCAGGCGGGTGAGCCGCGCAGGGAGCTGCGGGGAAGAATTGTGGTCCATGGTGTTCCTTCCTTGGATGGGGAAGCGGATCCGCGCACATCATGCACGCAGCGCCGGCAGCGCGGCCGAAGCCGGTGGTGCGGTGCTCGTGCGCGCCGCAGGCACACTGCACCACTCACCTGCGTTTCTCTTCCTGAGCCTGAGCGAGGTCGGCAACTGCCTGGTCCAGCATGTCGCGCCAGAGTGTCTTGGCCAGTCCCGGCGGCAGGTCGCGCATTGCGACGCCAGTCGACAGCACGACCGCCTGGTCGGGTCCGTCTGCGACAGCCACCACCATCTCGTTGCGGCGAATAGGTCCAGCGATCTGAGCGCGCTCGCCGGCTTCGATGCGCCGTCGCTGGATGACGAGCCCGGACTCCTCCATGCGGCGGCTCAGCCTCAGTGCGATAGTGCGCCAGTCTGCCAGTTTGACCAGTTCCGGCGCATCGCCGACGCATTCGGCCAGGAGCGCCTCGAGTGTGGCAGTGACGGGGATAATGGCGGGACCACTCATGCCACAGCCCTCCACCCAAAGATGCCGGTGAAGATCTCGGCCGGCCCGGAGGTCGACCAGACCCGGAAGCGGCGGCCGCTGTCGCGCATGTCCCATATCGAGCAGTCGTGCTTGCCGACCCGGAAACGCCAGATGTGGTCGCACTGGCCCTCGATCGTGCCGCGCGTCGGCTCGATGCCGAGCCGCACGGTGATCTCCGCAGCGCTGATGTGGCTCAGGGAGCCGGTGCGCATCGAGACGATGTGCGCATCCGGGGGGATCGGCGTGATGGCCAGCGCGGTCGCGCTCATGGCGTGGTGCTCCTGGTTGGTGGTGATGACGGTCACGGCTGGCGGCCCATCTGCGCAAGCTCGAGGTCGCGGCGGTCGAACGCGCGGTGCTGTCGGGTGGGCGGCATGGCACGCACGAATTCGCGCACAGTGCGGCAGAGCGCGCGGGCCAGGGGCAGGCTGTTCGTCTGCAACTCGTCGGTGCCGAGCAGCCCGTGGACCTCGACGCCGTAGCCCACCTGCCGGCAGCCCACCACGCGCACCAGGCGCGCCAGGGTGGCGGCAGGCAGGGGTTTGGGGGTGCGGCACGCCATCTACGCGTCCTCCCGGCTGAGGGGCGCCGTGGGCGCCTGGGGCCGCGGCGTGGGCGGGGTGCCGGGCAGCGGCTTGGGCGCCGGCGCCCGGAAGGCAGCGAGCAGCAGGGCGGGGCGATCCTGGCGCATAGCGTGGCGCAGCCAGACCATGGCCTCGGCGACGGCGGGCGAGATCGTGGTGATGGTGTTCATGGGGATGTTCCTTCGCTGGGGCGGCACCATTGCCGCCCCCAGGGCTTGCGTGGCGGGTGGTGGCCCGGATCAGGCCATGTCGGGCACCGGCGTGGCGGCGATCACCTCGTCCAGGAGGCTGCCGCCGGCCGGGTTGCCATCGGCCGGCGCATCCTGCTCAAGGAACTCGATCGAGCCATCCGCCATCTTCTGTGCGATCATGTGCGCGCGGCGCTTGAGCGCGTCGCCGCGGCCGAACCAGGCGCTGTCGATGCGCAGGTCTTGGGTCTTGCTGCGGGCTTGGTGGTCGACGTACTGGGTGACCGCATTCAGCCAGCCCCAGGCGGTGCCGTGGCCGCCGCGGAGATCCGCGCCGATCAGCCCGCGCCCGCTCACCGCCATCTCCCCGATCTCGGAGATGACCCGCCCCTTGGCTGCCTTCTCGATCTCGCTCGGCGTCATGTTCTGCGGGTCGTGGTCGAAGAGGCGCAGGGTGGCATCGGCCATGGCAGCGGCGTCGACCCGCACCGTCGCCAGCTTCCGCAGCTGCGCCATCGCATCCGCGAAGCCGCTCTTGACCTCATCGGGCTTGCGCAGACCCAGAGCGGTGTGCGCGGTCTTGGCGTCGAAGGCGGCGCTGTGCGGCAGGGTATAGACCCCGTCGTCCCGGCGCTGCTTGCGGCCGTTGGCGGTGCCGATCGCCACCGAGAGGGTGTTGTTGCAGACCACCCGCACCGTGGTGAAGCGCGCGCTGGTGGCCAAGGTGCCGTCGGCGCTCGTGCTGAGCAGCAGGAAGCCGCCGACCTTGTCGTTCGCGTCGACCATGCTCTCGTCGCTGGTCACCCGGGCCAGACCCCAGAAGCGGCGGCCGTCGAAAAGGCACCCGGCGGTCTCGAGTTCGAAGCCGGCATCGGCGACCAGGTCGCGGAAAAATTCAAGGACCTCCTTCGGCTGCACGATCTGGTAGCGGCTCGAGACCACCCCCAGCGGCGCGCGCGTGTCGCTGCGAAAGAGGACGTGCTGCTTGTCCCACACCGTCAGCGTCTCGGGATTGCAGGAGGTGGCGAAGCGCACCTTGCTGCGCAGCACCCGCCAGTCCATGCCGGCGGCGCGCAGCCAGGTCTCGATCTCGGCGCCGGGCTGCAGCCGCTCGCCCAGGCTGTGCCAGGGGCTGGCGCCGACGTAGGCCATGGCGGCGCGGCCGGTGGAGAAATCGATCTGATGGGCCATGGAGAGCATCCTGTTTTGGCGCGGCACGATCGCCGTCGCATGAGGAAAATGGCATGGATGGACGCGGCGTGTCGACTGGTTTTATAGGTAGCCACGTCGAATTCTGCAGGGAGATACCATGGCCCGCGCCGCTCGTTCCGTCGCCGCCCCATCGCAATGGGCTGCGCGCGCCATCCAGCAGGTCGCCACGGCCGATCTGCTGCCCTACGCAGCCAATGCGCGCACGCACTCCGATGCGCAAGTCGAGCAGATCGCAGCGTCCATCCGGGAATTCGGGTTCGTGAACCCCGTCCTGGTGGACGAGCACGGCGAAATCATCGCCGGGCACGGCCGCACGCTGGCGGCCAAGCTGCTCGGTCTGGACCGTGTGCCGGTGATCCGACGCGATGGGCTGTCCGACGCGCAAAAGCGCGCGCTGCGCCTGGCCGACAACAAGATCGCCCTCAACTCGGGGTGGGACGAGGCGCTGCTCGCCGCGGAACTGTCAGTGCTGGCCGACATGGACTTCGACATCAACCTGACCGGCTTCGACACCACGGAGATCGATGCGCTGCTGGCGACGCCGGCATCGGAGCCGCCCCCGACCGCTGCCACGGATCCTGATGCGGAGGATCCCGCCGACCAGGACGTCGAGCCCCCGCGCCAGCGTGTGACGCGTCGCGGCGACGTCTGGCTGCTCGGCGAGCATCGGCTCATGTGCGGCGACAGCACCAGCGCCGAGGACATGGCGCGGCTGGTCGGTGCGGAGCCGGCGGCGCTGCTGTTCACGTCGCCGCCCTATGGCCACCAGCGGAACTACACCACGGGCGGCATCGGGGATTGGGATGTGCTGATGCAGGGCGTGTTCGGCGCTGTGGCTGCCGCGGTCGCGCCGGCTGGCCAAGTGCTGGTGAACCTGGGGATGATCCACCGCGACAGCGAGTGGCAACCCTACTGGAACGGCTGGCTGGACTGGATGCGCGGTCAGGGTTGGCGCCGCTTCGGCCTCTACGTGTGGGACCAGGGACCAGGGCTTCCCGGCGACTGGAATGGACGGTTCGCGCCCAGCTTCGAGTTCATCTTCCACTTCAATCGGGAAGCGCGAAAACCGAACAAGATCATCGACAGCAAGTGGGCGGGCCACATCAATTCGGAGAAGGGGGGGCTGCGCAACAAGGAAGGCAATGTCGGCACATGGACTGCAGCCGGCGAAGGAGTCCAGGACAAGCGCATCCCCGACAACGTGCTGCGCATCACTCGGCACAAGGCGCGCGGCATCGAGACGGAGCACCCTGCCGTGTTCCCCGTGAAGCTGCCGGAATTCGTCATCCAGTCCTTCACCGACGCAGGCCAGGTCGTGCTCGAACCCTTCTCGGGATCCGGCACCACGCTGCTCGCGTGCCAGCGCGCCGGGCGTCGTGGCCGCGCCATGGATATCGGCGCTGAGTATGTCGACCTGGCGATCGCGCGGTGGCACTTGCTGCACCCCGATATCCCTGTGACCCTGGAAGGCGACGGCCGCACCTATGCCGCCATCGCCCAAGAGCGCGCCGATGGCGTCGCGGAGGAACGTTCCAATGGCTGATCTCGTCGTTGTGCTGGAGTCCACTGCCAGCCTGGTGCCGTACGCCGGCAACGCCAGGCTGCACTCGGACGCGCAGGTGGCGCAGATCGCGGCATCCATCAACGAGTTCGGCTTCAACGTGCCGGTCCTGGTCGACGCGAAGGGCTCCATCGTAGCGGGCCACGGGCGCGTGCTGGCCGCGCAGCGCCTCGGCATGGATCAGGTGCCGGTGATCCGTCTCGGCCACCTCACGCCCGCCCAGGTGCGGGCCTACCGCCTCGCCGACAACCAGATCGCGCTGAACAGCACATGGGACGAGAGTGTTCTGGCCGCCGAGTTGCGCGCGCTGGCCGGCGACGACTTCAACCTGTCCCTGCTCGGCTTCGACGACAGCGCGCTGCAGCAGCTGCTCGCCGGCACCACGACCGGGGCCACGCGCGAGGCCGACGACGACGCCCCGGAGCCGCCGGCGAACCCCGTCACCCGCCTTGGCGACACCTGGCTGCTTGGCGCGCACCGCTTGCGCTGCGGCGACAGCACTAGCGCCCAGGATGTGGCCGCGCTGCTCGCTGCGGCCAAGCCACACCTGATGGTGACCGACCCGCCCTACGGCGTGAAATACGACGCTGCCTGGCGGCAGCGTGCGGGGGTGGGGGGCGCGGGCTCTGCCACCGGGAGGGTTCTCAACGACGATCGCGCGGATTGGCGCGAGGCGTGGGCTCTGTTCCCGGGCGCGGTGGCCTATGTCTGGCATGCCGACCGGCATGCCAG